AAACGTAACGGGGGTACCCATGGGGGTACCCCCTACTAAAAACCTCGCTACGAACGCGAGGAGGCGACAAACCATACAAAGAGGTGTATGGTGTCACCTACACAGTAGACATCAAGTAGAGCTACTGTGCGGAGGACTCTCCAACGGGTCCGTGGAGAGATAAAAATTTACCGGAGGTAAAAATAATGAGACGACGCAAACTCGGAAAACGACGATCGCAGAACATGTTCGCGAAGGGCGTCATGAAAGAACACCCGAAAAATCGGGTAACGATGGCCAGGGGCGGAATAAGGTTGTGAGCAATGACTTGCTACAGCCCGCTTAAAGGATATGAACATCCGAAAGAAGGCATCGTATTCAAACGAATGAAGGAGGCCGGAAAGGCAATAGACGTCGCATGCGGACAATGTATGGGATGCCGCATCGACAAAAGCAAGGAATGGGCAGCGAGAATCGTACACGAGAGCCAAATGCACGAAGAAAATACCTTCGTAACGCTGACCTACGACCAACAACACCTGCCGCACGACGGCAGCTTGAACAAAGAACACTTCCAAAAATTTATGAAGCGACTCAGGAGGCAGAACGAGGATAAGAAAATCAGATACTTCCATTGCGGAGAGTACGGCGACAAATTAAGCAGGCCGCACTATCACGCATGCCTGTTCGGGATCGACTTCGACGACAAAGAACCGTACAGAGTCGACAACGACATAATCACATACACGAGCTTAACGTTAGAACAGCTATGGGGAAAAGGCTTCTGTAGCCTGGGCGAACTCAACTACCAAACAGCGGCATACACGAGCCGGTACATCATGAAAAAGGTGACCGGGAAAAAGGCCGAAGAACATTACATGCGAGTCGACCCAACAACAGGAGAAATATACAACCTCGAACCCGAGTACGTAACAATGAGCTTAAAACCGGGGATAGGCTATGACTGGTACCAAAAATACAAAACCGACGTATTCCCGTCGGACGAATGTCCGGTACCCGGACGAGGCGTCTATAAAAACGTACCTAAATACTATGACACACTATTGGAAAGGGAGGACGAAGACACCTACAGAACGATTAAAAAACTTAGAAGAAAGTATCACGCTTCCAAATGTGAAGATTACACACCTAGAAGACTAGAAGACCGATACAAGGTCAAAAAAGCGCAGATTAACATGCTTAAAAGAGGCTACGAAAATGGACGATAACGTAAAAAAACTTATATGGGCCGAATGGCTAAAAGAAAATCAACCAATGACATGGCGAGAATGGGTTGCACGAGAATTTCGGCAACACCCTACAAAATGGGAAGCCATCAAATGCATGTCTAAATCACTAAAAGAAGAACTGGAGCAAAAATGAAACTCAACGCATACACAATCTACGACGTAGCTTCGGGCGTATACATGCGCCCTTTTTTCTCTCAAGCAGACGGACAAGCGGTCCGAGGCTTTAAAGACATCGCAACAGACGCCGACCATGAAGTCGGCAAACACCCGGAGGACTACACGCTCTACAGGATCGGTTCGTTCAATGATACGACCGGAAAAATGGAAGGCGAAGACCTCGAAAAACTTACCACGGGACTGGAGTGCGTATCGCAAGATCGCAACCCGAAACAAGCAGACCTTAAACTCGCGACAGAGGGCACCTAAATGGCACAACGTACAAAAGTCGGCAAAAGCCAACACCGTTTCGGACAAGTACCGAGAGCGGATATACCACGATCAACGTTCGATCTATCACACGGCGTAAAAACGACGTTCGACGCCGACTACCTGATCCCGATGGGAGTCTGGGACGTAATACCGGGCGATAGCTGGAACTGTAAAACGACGATCGTCGCAAGACTGGCCACACCATTACACCCGTTAATGGACTCACTTTATATCGATACGTTTTACTTCTTTGTGCCCTATCGAATTTTATGGAGCAACTTTGAGAAATTCATGGGCGCACAGGACGATCCCGGCGACAGTATTGATTACACGATTCCAGTCGTTTCCGCGCCGGGTGTATTCTCTACTGGCGAATTAGGAGACTATATGGGTTTGCCTTTAGGCATTATTCCCGACGACACACCGTTCTCTACATTGCCGTTCAGAGCGTATATAAAAATTTGGAACGATTGGTTTCGGGACGAAAATTTACAAGATAGCTTAGTCGAGTACACCGATGACGGACCCGATACGGCTGCTGAAAGTCGCTTCTCCGAGCCACCACAAAAAAGAGCGAAAAAACACGACTACTTCACCAGCGCACTGCCGTGGCCGCAAAAAGGCGATTCAGTGAACTTACCGCTAGGTACGGCAGCCGAAGTACATACAGCGGCAGCAACAAGCGGCGAAGTTGGTATTTATTCCGACGGAAACTCTGCCTACAACAACATGGGTATCAGCGCAACAAACCTGCTTGTATTCGCGAGTACTACAAACGCTGAAGATAACGTGATGTACGCCGACCTTACGGACGCTACATCGTCAACCATCAACGAATTACGTCTGGCATTTCAAACTCAACGATTGCTCGAGCGAGACGCAAGATCCGGCACCCGGTACGTAGAAACACTGAAAGCCCACTGGGGCGTAACGTTCCCGGACTATACAGCGCAGCGACCGGTGTACCTCGGCGGAGGATCACAAACAGTAGGAATTACGCCGGTGCCTCAAACGACGTACGCGAGCAGCGCAACCGCTGAGAACACCAAAGGGTCGCTCGCAGGCTACGGATACAGCGTCGGCGAACACAGTTTCACGAAATCATTCGTGGAGCACGGCGTTATAATCAGTCTGGTCAACGCGAGAGGCGATATAACTTATAGCCAAGGCGTTGATCGTTACTGGACCAAGTCAACGCGTTATGACTTTTACTATCCGGTCCTCAGTGGAATAGGCGAACAAGCAATACTCAATAAGGAAATATGGTCGGACGGCAGCGCCAATGATGACCTTGTTTTCGGCTATACTGGACGATATAACGAATACAGATTTCAAAATAATAGATTAAGCGGATTGATGCGACCGGATGCTAGTAGCAGCCTGTCGTCTTGGACGGTGAGCGAAGATTTCGCGACGTTACCGACGCTTGGCAACACGTTTATTCAAAGTAATACCGGGACACCGCTGGACAACGCGATCGCAGTAACAACGGAACCGCATTTCATTGCGGATATCTGGCATGACATTAAAACCGCACGACCGCTACCGTTGTACGGCGTACCCGGCGGAATAGACCACTTCTAGGAGCACGAAATGGGATGGCCATCAGCAATAGCATCGATAGGCGGCAGCATTATAGGAGGGCTGTTCGGGCAATCCGGACAGTCCTCAGCGAACGCCGCGAATGCGCGTTTAGCAAGGGAAAATCGTGCGTGGCAAGAACGGATGTCAAACACAGCCTACCAACGGGCAGCCGTGGATCTGGACAAAGCAGGGCTTAACCGAATACTGGCACTAGGATCGCCAGCAACAACACCGGCGGGCAACGTGGCACGCATGGAAAACACGAAAAAACAACTTGGTGAAAGCATCAGCAATGCAGGGATGATTGCAGCACAAATAGCCAACATCAGGGCACAGACAAAATTAACAAATGCCCAAGCAGACGCAATAGCGCCCGCGTCCAAAATCGGCGCCGGGGCCGGAACACTCATTGATAGAGGATCAAAAGCAGCATCAGACTTAGTACAGGGATACCAAAAACGAAACCAGCCCGACACTTCGATGTCAACACGAACCAGCCGGCAATTAGACAGACCAACGTCAGCAAAACTCACTCCATCGATAAAAAAACGCGAACAAGGACTAGGATCAATAAGGTTACCAAAAGACGGACAACGAACATGGATCGGATTCGCGCTGCAAAACACCGACCAATACATTAAAGATTACATGCAAAAAAACAACGGCAAACTGCCGACCAAAGAGCAAATACAACGGATCTTCGATACCTACTACGAGGAAAGATACTAATGAGCTTCATGACAAACGAAGACGGCGTGAGACTCACGCAAATAGCAAAAGACTACTCAGACGGTCGAACCAAACAATCCTTTAAGGATCAGACCGATGTTAACAAAATAATCGCAAGGCATGCCCGCAGCGGAACCCTCTCCCATCTGGAACAGTGGGGAGGACAATACGGCGACCTGAGCGGATTTGATTTCCAAACCGCTCAAAACCAGATCGCCAAAGCCAACAGCATGTTCGAACAACTCCCGGCCGAAGTCCGGCGAGAGTTTTCGAACAGCCCCGAACGATTCTTCGAATTCGTTAACGATCCGGAAAACAAAGACGATTTGGCAACAAAATTACCAGAGCTGGCCAAGCCAGGCACGCAAATGCCAAACGTCAGACCAACCGGTGGAAATCCACCGGTAGAACCGACCCCCCCAACCCCCCCGAGCGACGGGGGGGCAACAGGGGACGGAGACAGTGACTAAAGACTAAAGACACTCTCTCCTCAAATCAGGGGGCCTAGGACGCCTGAACGGCGTCTGGCCCCCTGAAACCCCCTAAAGTCAAAGACAAAGTCAAAAGCACGCGCACACGCGCGCTAAGCGCGCGCGCGCACACGCAAAGACAAAGTCAAAGACAAAGTCAAAAAGACTAAAATCAACAGCATGCGGCCGGCCAAAATCCCCTATCGTGAGGGGCCCCTTGGCCGGCCGCACAAACCAATTAATAAAAGCACGGCCGCTGCGCGGCCGAAAAGCAAAAAGGAACAGACCCTAAACGTGGATACTCGCTTCGCTCGCTACCACAGGGCCTTATTCATCCCGAACGGCTGCTTCGCACCCGCGGGTAACAAGCCCCTACGGGGCTAAAAAACCTCGCTACGAACGCGAGGAGGCGACAAACCATACAAAGAGGTGTATGGTGTCA